TTTGCACCATTCGACTATCAACAGTATATAGTAGGGGATAATGGGGGCTCTGCTTATTTTGATGGCTCCGGTGATTATTTACAGATACCTGATAGCTCTACTTTAGATTTACCTGCTGATTTTACAGTTGAGTTCTGGATGTATAGAGAGGGAGATACTTCAGGGACTTATCAATCTATTTTAGGCGGAAACGGAAGTTCGAGTAATGGCTGGAATTTTTATATTACAAATAGTAACAATGCTTTAAGTTTTTTTCACAGCTCTTTTTTAATTACAGGACCAGCAATTCAAGATACAAGATGGTATCATGTTGCACTTACAAGAAGTGGTACAACTTTAACAATGTATGTAGATGGTGCTTCAGTAGGAACAGCAACCACTAGTACTTCTTTTGATCAAAGCACTGCAAATGCAGGCACAAGAATAGGTTATGATAATGGAGCGAATGGATACTTTCACGGATATTTAACTGATGTTCGAGTAGTACAAGGTACCGCAGTTTACACAGCAAACTTTACCCCTCCAACTGCTCCTCTCACAGCAATTACAAATACTTCTTTACTTTTAAATATGCAGGGTGCAAAAGTAATTGATAAAGCGCAAGGCATGGCAAAGCATTTAACTCTTGCAGGCCAAACTACAGCATCTACTGCAGCCTATAAATATTTGCCCACTTCAATGTATTTTGATGGAAATGGAGATTATATTCAGCTCGAAGGAATGGATGATAGGTATTATGGCGATTTTACTGTAGAAGGTTGGTATAAATTTAATACTTATAATAATTCAGCTGGTGCAAATACCAGACTTTTTGCATCAAGACAAGGCGGAAACCATGCAGATAATCTTCAAATTCTAGTAGCTAAAGCAACAGACAGCGGCTCAGGAGGCGCAGGAACAATATCTGTTTATACTAATGCTTATCAAATAACTGGATCAACAGTAACCGTTGCAGATAATAACTGGCACCACGTAGCAGTGTCTAGACAAGGAACCAGCCTTAAACTTTTTGTTGATGGTACACACACTGGAACCACTAAAACTACATCACAGAGTTTCTTATTCTGGGATACTCGCCTAGGCACTCGAGATAATACTGCAGATGCTACAAGTAAATATACCGGCTATATGTCTGACGTAAGAATCACAAAAGGTCTAGCAAGATACACTTCAAACTTTACAGCGCCGTCAGCAGCGCTGCAAGGGTAATAAAAAAGGGGCTTATTGCCCCTTTTTTAATTCTTCTTGAAGAGATATTCCAAAACCTTTTATAGCCATTTCTAGCCTTTGTACTTTTAAATACTCTTGTCGAAGCTGTTCTTGTAAGTCTTTCATTTGACTTAAATATCCAATTGCTAACTCAGATAGATCCTCTGAACTAAAGTCTGAAGGCACGGCTTCGCCGTCTTCCGAGTCTCGTATGTGTTCCTTTCCTTGTTCGTACTCCCAATCTTCTGGGTCATCTACTAAAGGAATTTCTACATCACTCATCAGACTCCTCCGGCTTTTCTTCCGCTGTTAGATCTTCTTTCAGCATTCGTACAAAACCAACTCGTGCAACTTCACACTGTTGAATTTTATTTTGCAGTTCTGCTGTCTGTTGTGACAAACTTTGAATTTGTCGTAAGTAGTGTCTAGCTGTGTTAGAGAAGGAGTCAAGGTCATACTCAACTCCATCAACTGTAATTACTTCTTTCTCTTCATCGCTCATTTGAAAACGTCCTGCCAATTTCCTGTCGTGCTAGCTCTTGCATACTCTGTAGCACGATTTTCAAAAAAGTTGGTATGCTCAACTGCGTTTAACATATAGTCTAGCCATGGCAAAGGGTTTTCTGTACTATGAAAAATTTTCTTTAGTCCCAAACCTAATAGCCGCCTATCTGCAATATATCGAATATATTCCTTTACTTCTTTTGCTGTTAAATCAGGCACTTCTGCACCCTCAAAGCAAAGATCAATAAAAGCATCCTCAAGTTCTACAGTGCGCTCGGCTGCACAATAAATTTCATACTTTAGATCATCATTCCAAAGTTCAGGATTTTCTTGAATAAATGTACGGAACAGTTGAGACATGCCTTCTACATGCAAGGTTTCGTCGCGAATCGACCATGTAACAATTTGTCCCATGCCCTTCATCAAGTTGTGGCGAGGGAAGTTTAGTAGAATTGCAAAACTACTAAACAATTGTACTCCCTCTGTAAATCCACTGTATACTGCAAGTGTTTTTGCAATATTCATTGGAGTATCCATCCCAAAATCAGACAAATGCTCATGTTTGTCCATCATTTCTTTATGCTGGAAAAACTTCTGATACTCGTCGTCTCCGAAACCAAGTGTCTCTAGTAAGAGTGAGTATGCTTCTTGGTGTACCGCCTCCATTGCAGCAAAAGCAGAAAGCATCATTCGTACTTCTGGCTGCTTAAATGTTGGTAGATAATGTTTTGCGTACCCACAACACACATCTACGTCTGCCTGAGTAAAAAACCGAAAAATTTGATTAATCAGTTTTTTATTTCCAGGTGTTAGCTTCTCCCGATAATCTTTAAGATCATCTGCAAGATTAACTTCATCAGGAAGCCAATGCATATGCTGTTGATCTTTATACTTTTCATAAGCCCACGGGTAGTTAAAAGGCTTATAGTATTCTCTTTCAGTTAATAAATTCATTTGTCACCCTTCGCACGCTACACACGCGCTCTCGTCGGCACTGTCGACTACCATCTGTCTCAGAGCTTCGTCTGATACCTTTTCTGCTCGTCTATACGCCTCACTTCGTAAGTAGTATAGAGTTTTTACTTTCTTTTTCCATGCCATCATATGAATAGCATGAAGTTCTTGTTTTGATACATTTGCAGGGAAAAAGATATTCAAAGATTGACTTTGACAGATATCTTGTTGCCTATCTGCTGCCATGTCTATAACCCATCTTTGATCAATTTCTACTGCTGTTTTAAAAACATCTTTTGTCCACTCATCTAAAAACTCTAGGTGCTGGACTGAGCCTCCGTTTGTGACGATGTCTTTCCATACTTCATCAGTGTCCAAGCCCAAATCTTGGAGTATCGCTTCGAGATATTCATTTTTCTGTAGCGAGCTTCCGCTTTTAGTTTTCTGTGTGTATGCGTTAGCACGGTAAGGCTCGATACTAGGGCTAGTGTTACCACAGATAATACTAGAAGAAGCATTTGGAGCAACAGCCAGTAGATGGCAATTACGCATACCGGTACCCACGGCATCAGGGGCTTCACCTCGTTCTGTAGCAAGTTGTCTACTTGCCTCTTCTGCCTTTGACTTGATGTGATTAAAGATTGCCATATTCCGTCCTTTGGCTGAAAAATGCTCGAACGGTATGTTATGCCTTTGTAAATACGCATAGAATCCCATTGCTCCTAATCCAATGCTTCGCTCTTGTTCTGCACTATATTTAGCTCTTGCCAGCTCGCTCGGAGCATTTTCAATAAAATAAGTAAGTACATTATCTAACATTCGTACTAGATCTGGAATAAAATTAGGATCATTACTCCATTCATCATACTCCTCTAAGTTTACACTAGATAGACAACATACTGCTGTTCGTGTGTCATTTGTCGGCAACGTAATTTCACTACACAGATTCGATTGGTGTACTTGTAGTCCTAATTTTTGCTGACATTCTGGTAATGCTGCTTGAACTGTATCCCCGAACATAATGTAAGGTTCTCCAGTTTCTACTCTATTTTGAATAAGTTTTACCCAAAGTGTTTTTGCTGAAACAGTTTTTGTAACTTTGTTACTATGCGGATCTATTAAGTCCCAACTATCATCATATCCTGGAATTAGTGATGCATTTTCAATAATGCTCATAAATTTATCAGATATAACTACACCGTGGTGCAAGTTTACAGACTTACGATTTACATCTCCGCCTGTAGGCTTTCTTATATCTAAAAACTCTTCTACTTCGGGGTGATCAATTGGTAGATATGACGCATAGCTACCTCGTCTTGTTACTCCTTGTGAAAATGCAAGCATTTCTGCATCAACCACTTTCATAAAAGGAATTACCCCAGTAGATTCGGATCCATTGGTAGTTTTTGAGCCCACTGAACGTACATCGCCCCAATAGCCGCCAATGCCACCGCCCACGGAACTAAGGAAGGCATTTTCGGTGTAGTGGCTAGTAATTCCGAGTCGACTATCGTCAACATAGTTAAGAAAACAAGAAATAGGAAGGCCACGTTTAGTACCTCCATTACTGAGAATGGGAGTAGAAAACATGAACCATAACTTACTAGCGTAATCATACAATCTTTGAGCATGGGCATCATCATCCGCAAAAGCTTCTGCTGCTCGTGCAAAGGCTTGCTGTGGAGAAGTCTCTCCGTTTACTAGATACCTGTCTCGTAAAGTTTTAATACTAAACTCTGATAGGTATCTATCTCTTCTAAAATCAATTACAACGCTCATACAATCTTTTCTCTATATCTGGGATATTTCCCATACCTATTGCATCTTCGCAATATGTCATTATGTCCATAAGTTGATAATTATACAGTAGTTGATCTCCGCTTTGATTAAGAGCTTGTATATGTTTATACTTGCTACTAATAGGTAAAGCATTGTAGATATCTAATGCATCTCCGAACTCTTTTATCAGTGTTTCTGCTCTTTTAGGTCCGATTCCATTAATTCCAGGAACATTATCACCCTTATCTCCAACCAAGCACTTCAAAGAAATATATTCTTCTGGAGTAACATTATAGTGTGTATCCCAGTTATCTATCGTAACTTCCTTCCTCGTTACATAAGAAAATCTGCTTACACCGTCTTGTATTAACAAGTCCCAGTCTCTATCACTTGAGACTAGCCATATGTTACCTAAGTCAAATCTTTCTTTGTGCTTTACTAAATATCCTGCAATGTCGTCTGCTTCTACCCCTTGGTAGCGAAGAACCATGTGATCTTCTGCAAGTACATCCAAGGATGCTTCAAACTCTGCAAAAAATTCTTCAAATGCGATACGTTCTTCTTCTGTTTGATCTGCAAACTTCTCTTTACGATTTTGCTTGTACTCAGGATAAATTACTTTTCTATACGATGAAGATCCCCAATCTGCTGCAATAATCACAGACTTACAACGATATGATTCTGCCAAACTTTCTATTGTTTTTTGAAAATCATATCTAAAGTCTGTTCTTCCTTGATGCTTCCAGCGAAATGCCAAGTTTAGTGCATCAACTATTAGTGTTGAGGGTTCATCGCTAATTTTTTCGTTAAAATTAAATGCCATGAATAAATCCTACTCGTTCATTTTCTAGCCATACATCCGCTAACAGCACAAAGCACTGCAAAAAACATATAAACATATAGTCTTTTGTGTTTTCTGGCACTTCTGCGGTTACCACAAAAATAGGGGATCTGTTATACTTAAAAAACAACAAAGGCTCTTGTTTTCCTTGAGCTGCTTGTTTTTCTAGTTTTTTCCACCATTTAATTAAGTTATTTGTTCTAGGTGCTGTAAAAATTTTATCTGTAAGAGGAGACTCTGCATAATTTTTTACTTCTATACAAAATCTATTCTTTTCATGCGGAACATACAGATCGCCCTTCAAATACTCAAGAGCACCGGAACTTGGCACTCTCTCAAACTGAAGGTCAGTAGCGGTTCGAAGCATATCTCTTACTAGATACTCTCCTCGAGCACCTTTTGCTCTACTATCAACCATCTGACCCCATTAAAATTTCACCAAGCTGATCCAACTTTTCTTGGTACTCAGCAGCTTTTGATAATTCTTCTTCGATTGATGCCATCACATCAGAGTGTTCACCTATCCCTACTGGATTGCTCAAGTAAATGTGAACATTCGCTTGGTGATATTTCACTTTCCCTGCCAGATAGCTCATCATGCTTTCGGCTATTCCGTTTTTCATATTCATCTTTTTCCCTTATCATCTTGTAGATTTGTACTCTACGATTGTGTTGCATACGCCTAACGTGACCCATTAATGCTCCAGTGCGCTAACATTTTCATGCTTTACTATGTCAATTTTCTCAAGTAAGGGATGTGTCCATCCATGACTTACAACATAAGTATTTAAGTTTTCTTGCAGTAAAACTTCTACTAGCTTTTCTCTTCCCGTTTCATCCAAAACATTAATAACTTCGTCTAAAAACAAGATATTAATCCTGGATTTTGAGATACTACTCATTAATTTGCGAATAGCAATCAAAGTAGATGTGTTAACTCTAGCCAATTCTCCACTAGATAGCGCAAGTATATCTACAATGTTTCCATTGTCTGTGACTTGCACATTTAACTTGTCATTTGTAACAACAAACTCAAGAGTAAAGCGACCATCTGATAGCTCTGCAAGATAATAATTTGTTAACTCTTCTAGTTCTTTTACTAGATTTTCTATCTTGTAGGCTAGTAGGCCGTTTGTGCTGAATGCTTTTTTCAATACTTCTAAATTGTTTGCTGTTTCAATGTGAGTTTCAAGCAGCTCTTGTTGTTCGTTCAACTGCTCTAAGAACTCATCAGTTTGTTCAAGAATTACTTGAATTCGTGTATTGCGCTTTGTTATTTTTTGGTTTTCCGCCGTGACGCTCTCCAACTGCTCTTTAGCTGAAACCAGTTTAGCTCGTACTCCGCCCAGGCGACTTTCAAGCTCTTCTTTGTCCAAGAGGGCCACTGGCAGAGTTCGATCAATGCTTCTGTAAATTTCTTGCCAATTTCTTTCAATTTTTCTAGCTTCATCGTACTCTGCATTGTCTCGTTTAATTTGCGATATTCTTCGATCAATTTCATCTTGTCTTTCTCGTGCTTCAGCAATTTTTCTTGCTTCTTCATCAATTAATGAACTTACAAAGGCAGCATCAACTTTTTGCTCACAAGTTGGACAATGATCCCCCAAACCGTTGAGCTTTGCCAAAAGCCGCTTCGACCCCGCTACGACCCCGTTGAGACTACCTGCTTCCGACTGTAAATCATCATAAGATTCTTTACTAGTAATTTTGCAACTTTGAGCAGATTGAATATCAATGGACTCTAGCATTTCTTTCAAACTATTGTTTTTTGAAATTTTTTTATTTTTTTCGGAAATATTTTCAATCTCCATCGTAAGACTGGCGTATTCTTTCTCATCATCCTCCGTGTCAATTGAAATTTCTTTGAGAGGCAGTATGGATGTATCGCTCAATTTGTTATCATTCAACCATTTTTCAATGGTTGCTATCTTTGATTCATAGGCTGTGATATCAATAGAGAGCTTTCTTGACTCCTCTTTGAACAGCTCAAATAGTTTTACATAGTGTTCTAAATGCAATAAGTCGATAAGAAACTTTTTACGGTTCGTATCCGTAGCAGTAAGAAATTGCAAACTACTATTTGTGTTCTGATATACCAACTGAGAGAAGGTTTTGAAATCGATTCCAATAATATCTTGTAATGTCTTGTATGTATTGGTTGCTGTATGAGAGCTAATATCTTCACCATTCTCCAGCAAACGAAGCTTAATATTCGACTTCCTATCAATGATAACATCGTACAGTGCCTCGTCTTTCGTAAACGTAAGGTGTATATGATACCCATTGTTTACATATCTATTTGGAATGTCTGCTTTCTTGATTCCTTTTGAGTTTTTGTTATACAAAGCTTCTTCTATAATTAAGGGTATAGAAGACTTGCCCATGCCGTTGGTTCCAACTAGCTGGGTAACTGTATTGTCTGCTAAATTTAACTCGTTATCGGGACCGTAACTAAAGCAGTTACTCCATTTCAATTTTTGAAGCGTAATCATTAAATATACCTACTATTTCTGGTACTTTAGTTTCGGGTATTTCTAAGATGTAAGTTAGATACTCAACTAACTCATCTTGAATGCTCATTTCCTTATCTATTACTAGAGTTGCTTCTGAGCTTCTTTTAATTACTTTTTTGTCTAGTAGTTCGCTGTTTTTAACATTAGCGAGTTCTTGCATATCTCCTTCTATCTCATAGATAGTATGGTGATAGTCTGTAGGCATCATCTCACTTGGGTCTGATACGGTTTTTCGTATCAGTTGAGGAAGCTCAAAAGGCTCCCATATCCAAGACCAATCATCTGAGTTTATTAAGAGATAGCCGGTTTGTACCTCGGTTCTGTGAAACGAAGTTGTCATTGGAGACCCGGGGTATACAATATTTCGTTGAGTATTACTATGTGCATGGAGATCGCCTGCAAATACTACAGGAAAATCCTCAAATCTATCTAAGTCAACTTCTGGTTTGACGTGGGGTGGTATCTCTCCTCGTACATGAGTAAAGAGTGGTGCCGTTGGTACAAATTTTTCAATGCTTCCCTTTCTATGTAGGTCGGCATAAGGAAGCACACTAAAACCAAAATCTGAATCATAGTATGAAATATCCGTTATTTGAATTAAAGGGTTTATATCTCTACTGACCTGTTTTAGTTGAGTAAAGAATGTTTTATTCTTTTTTGTAGCTTCGTGATTACCGTCATAAATAAGAGTTGGAATCTTTACTTCCCGAATAAACGAGAAGTAAAGTTCCAATTCTTCCATGCTCGGCAGACGGTCAAAGAGATCGCCTCCAATGATATGCATATTGCACTGATTTTCAAGACTGTGAACTTGCTCGAAAAATAACTTATAGCGATTTAGTGCCCACTCTCGTGGTACATTCTTTTGACCTAGCTTTATGTGCCAGTCTGCCGTAAATAGAATCATGACATCTTAAACTCATCTTCTAAAGATTCATCCATATCACCCTGCTCGTCACGAATCTCGTCGAGCAAAGTTTTCTGTGCGTCTGGAGTAGGACGAGGCATAACGTCATCCATAGACTTCAGATCAGCAATTGCAGCCATTTCGTCCTCGTCAAGAGTACGCTGCTTGCACTTGAGTACCTGCAGTTGATACTCTACGTTGTAGGGAAGAGGTCCAGTCTTTACGCGCTTGAACTTAACATCCCAACCATTCTCTGGGTCTGTGGGATCGCCCAGGTCCTCTGCTGCTGTGAGAATTGCTTCAAACAGCTTTTTCTTGAGGTTAATGATTTTTACTTCGCCTTGATCGAGGCACTGCATTGCGTAGCTCCAGCCACACTTGAGATCGGGGTAGTATTCACGAACCCAATCTTTTTCTTTGTTGTTAAATCGCTCTTCATTGCGATCAAATGAAAGACACTCAAAAGGAATGTTCTTTCCGTTCTTGCCTTCTAGCCAGTAGACATAGCGTGCAAGTACATCACCTACGAGTCGAACTTCGTTGTCGCCGTCGCGGTAAGAATATGAAGTGATAGACGACTTCTTTGCGCCGCCTGCTGCGTTATTAAAGCTTAATGCCATTGTTTTTTCTCCTGTGGGACTTCTTCATACAGAAAAGACACTTCGTCTTCCTCTATATCAAGTAGACTGTTATCGTTAAAAAATGTAGGGTCCATCTCGATTAAATTAATATCGAGAGTAGTTTTCCCAGTTGCTAAATAGTCCGAAATCGGACGTAAAGAAGCCAAGGCGAGATACTGGGCTATCTCGACTCGACTATGCTTGTATGCGTTAAATAAGAGGACGTCTGGATGGGCAAGATAAGACTGCCCAATGAATCTTATATGACTATATTTATAAATATCGTCATACTTATTCAAAGGGATCTGATTAGTTACCATCATCTTGAATATACGAAAAATCTTGTTAGGATTACCTTCCGCTTTTTCGAATATCCTTTGCCAGTCATACAAGAACATACCATTATACATCAAATTGGAACTCATGTCAAGAACTATTTTTCTATGTTATAGCTGATTTATCTTATACCCTTGCTTCATATAGTATCCCATACGATTTGAAGCCTGTCGTGTCGCAGTTTTACCTTTTAAGTGTATATCTACGACTATCGGGTCTCGTTTTCCTTCTTGCTCTCGGATGACTCTTCCGATGAGCTGGGTGAGGAGGGGCTCGTTGTTGATAGGGGTACCGAGTATAAGCACAGAGAGGGAATTGACTGAAATCCCCTCACTAAATATTGCTTGAGTACCGAAAAGTATTTCTTTATCTCCATAGTTTATCTCGTCAATAAGGCTTTCTCTTTCTTCGTGAGGAACCTCTCCAGTTACACAGATTGCTTTCTCGCCTACTAACTCTGCACAAGTTTTCAAAAAGTGCACTCGGTCAGATACTACAAGTACCTTGTGTCCTCTAGCTGCATAGTAGGATGCTAAAAGAGATACGCTGTGCACGTACTCTTCATTTCTTGCTAGATTGTTTACTCTATTTGCCCACGGAATGTTTGCACCGTCCATAAAGCGCACTTCGGAACGATAAATATCAATACTCGGCGTCATAAAGTTTTCTTTTGGCGGCTGGTATAGTTTGTTTCCAAAGTAATCTCGAAAGACTACGTGC